ATTATAATTATTGATCAATTTATAAATACCATTAGCTTCGCCATTAGGACCATCAGTATCAATAAGTAACCATCTAGCCCCAGCAACAAATGCATCTTCTGTCATTAACTCTGGATGGGCTATTGTAATGAGACGCCATGGTAATACATCGGTGAAACGATATACGAACTGACGATTCCATCGTTTCACATAAGCCACGTTCCACCAAGGAATTTCTTCTTTAAATTCGTTCAAGAAATACATGTCATATTTAAGAGTGTTATCCTCAAAGTAATGCCAATCTAACTTATCTGCCAATGAACGAATTTGTCCAGTTGTCCCATATCTAAATACATTTTGACTGGGACGTGCATAATCCCAATTGATATATTCTTTAAACTGGATCATATCATCTACATCCATATCACAATTTTCAGAGATATGATACCAATCTAAGTAATCGGTATATTTACGAGCTATCATAATATCAAATGGATGTTCTTTAAATAACTCTTTGAAGTTCACACAATCGTCAATATATGCCATTTCAATAATATTGAATGGTTGGTATCTGGATAGTAAGTTCCAGTTCCAACGGTCTTTAAATTGGAGAATACTTCGTAATGGAATCTTGCCTTGAATCATGCTCAAGGAGATAAAGTTCGTATTCTCATCTATGGTAATTCGTTCTTCTTTATTAGTGTTCATAGTTTACTCCTTTTTGAATCACGAAATGTATATAGTTGCTTGTAAACCAGACTATTATATACTAAGGGCTCAGCACAATGTATTAATCTAATCAAATACACAATGAAAGGAGATATACTATGGGAAATGTAAATTATTTACACGATCCGAATAAAACAGTGGCATCACCAGCTGCTGAATTTGATATATCCTTCAACAAAGATAAATACTACTTTATGAACCTAGAAAATTATGTAGGTTTTATTAAAGGCTGTGAACGAGCAATTCGTAAACATCCAGACTACGGTAACTTTGTTGATGCTATACGAGAACTTAAAATGGAACATTGTCAAGTACTAGGTAATATCACTCGCTTTGATGCAACGATTGAAATGCATCATGGTCCTATGTTAACATTATTTGATTATTGTGCCATTGTAACTGATCATCTATTGAATAACGGTGAGACAGTCAATACATTCAAAATTGCTAAGATAGTACTTGATGAACACTATAAAGAACACGTTCAAGTTGTTATGTTATCTAAGACAGTCCATCAATTGGTCGATAGCGGTGAATTATTCATTAATCTAAACCAAGGGATTGGCGATGTAAACGCATTCTTAAAATCATATCCTGATGGATTAGATAAATATAAAGCTAAAATCAATGAATATATTGATTTGAGTAAGAAGTTTAAAAGTCATGATTCTAATATCTTTGACTTAGAAAAAAATATGGTCAATTGGTCATATCGTTAATTACTATTAGGAGGACATCATGGAAGTTGGTATTATCACATGGGAGAATATTCAGTATATTAGTATTCTTATAATGATGCTCATTATCATTATACTTGGATGCCGAATCATATATAAAGATTGGAGTATACGACGTGAAACATTAGAACGTCAAATGAATCCACCAATCCCTATTCAACAGAAAACTATTACTTCTATTATTGATGAAATGAATATGCTTGTGGATATTGAATTCATATCGGTTGTCGAAGCCCCTATGATGACACAAGATTTACAAGTCATAACAAATTTCGAAGAATTTCAAAAAGAAATTGTGCAAAATGTATTGATTGGATTATCCACTCAATTCTACTTATCTGCCAACATGGCAGGCATGACAAGAGCATATATCAATCAATATATCACACGAAGAACGACCTATAAGATCGTTGATTACATGCGTAATCATAATTTTACACCAAGCGAATAAAAAAAAAAGAAAAAGAAGAACCATATAGCCCAGTTAGGCTATATGGTTCTTTTCTACTGTAATTCTACAGTAATGAATTTGATAAACAAGTCTTTTATTGTTCTACAGTGATTCGTTTCACGTAATCGACTGTATACAATTTGAATGACTTGTTTTCTGGTTCGTTTATCAGTAGCGTCTATACCTGAACAATTCTGTTCGATTAGAAATTCAAGATAGTCTATGAATTCACTAAAGAGTTTACTGATATCTCGCATCATCTTTGCGTCTAAATCATGTTTTCTAAATACTAGTTGTACTGAACAGACGTCACTCAATGGTTCGATTTTGCGTATACTGACGAACGACTTGACAGTCTTTATCAATTCGTCAGTTACGCGGACAGTTTGTAATAGTGGCATCCTCCGCCCCCTATTATAAATAGATTCCTGCTAATGGAACTAGGTAGTTTATATAGTTATATGTGATATCAACATCGTATCTTGATGTATCGATGTCATTCACTTCTACCCATTCGTCATTTATCTCATCGAATATGATAAAGTTATTCTCTTGAGATAATCGTCTATAGTACCCAGCGGGTAATTCATTATGTCTATACTTATCTATAAACGATAGCAGGTTGGATATTGGTAACTTCTTAGATGGTGCTCCTTCATTAACGGCACAGAAATTAATTAAGAAGTCGAGCATGTACGCACGATGCTCTTCATAATCATTTAATCCTTTTATATCTATTTTGCGTAGCATTGAGTTTATATACATCTCATGGTTATTGAGATATAAATATGACGTATAGCTATTCTTTCTGACAAACTCGACAGGTCCAAATACACGCTGACTCATATGTCGGTCTATGGTGAAGATGGCATCTTTCTTGATGGCTAATATCTCATTATCTTGGACGTCATTGGTTTCAAAGAATAGTTTCCGAATATTGACAAAGCTCTCCATGAGCCTTTCTTTGAATACTTGGTCATCTCGTTGGTATATACCGATTTGCTTATTACGAGCTAATTTCTCCATACCTTCGAGACGGTCAATTATTTTCTGTGGCAGTAAATCATAATACTTGATTAGACTTAAACCCGCTGAGCGAATATCGTATTCTACTATATCAGAACCGAATATAAAGTCATAGTCTTTATTTCGGTATAGACTCCGCTTATATAACTCACTCAAATTATCACCTTCCGGTTATTTCTTTCTCTTTTTCTTTTTAGGTTTTTCAGTATTACCTAATGCAGTTGGATCAAAATCCATAGAAATACCGCCGTTAGCTAGGCGGGATTTAATTGATTTGTCAACCTTCCGTTGTTCTTTAATCACATCTTTAGGTTTTTCTCCACGCAAGGTACGAGCAATACCACTAATGATGTTGTCAGCAGCACGAACAGGTTTATTCAAGTCAACATAGTTCATGAACCCTTTCTTCTTAGGTTCTTCTTTCTTACTTTGCACTTGTTGGCGGAATGCTTCCAATACTTCATCCGCTTCTTGATTAGACCATTTACCACTGTTCACTTGTTGTTCACAATAGGCAATCACATCTTCTTCTGATTTGATTTGTGAAGGGTCTACATAACCATCTTTAAAGTTTTTATTCTTTTTAGATGGTTTAGTTTGAATAGCTGGTGTGAATTGTGTTTGATATGGGTCATCACCATCGAATTCAATTTGTGCATCAGCAATATAGTCATATGCCATATCTTCGCTCCATACACCACGATACATTTGGAACATCGCGAATTCACGAGCTTGCATTGTGGATGCTGGTTTAAAGTGAACATCGATTTGACCATCTGGTTGCACTTCTACTTTTGCACCAGCAAGAAGTTCATTTTCGGCTAACCGATCCTTGATATCTTCATAGGTTTCATAACCTACATAGGTATGCAATCCATCATGTGGAATATCATCGCTATCTTTATACGTATCACGAATCGGTTCACCACCGAGATAATAGTCAGAAACTAGCTTATCATCTTTCTTAGCTTTTTTCTTTTTCTTATCTTTCTTCTTGTTTTCTTCTAAGGCTTTAAGAGCTTTAGCATTTTTCTTTTTGATTTTATCAGCACGTTTAGCTGCCTTCTTACCAGTGTTTTCCCATGGATCCCAATCGTCATCATCATCGTCTGCCATTGGGTCATACAGGTATTGACGAAGATCTTCTACGACACCACCTTCGCTATCAGCATAGACATCGAGATCATCTTGATCATATAAGTCACCAAACTCATTTCTTAATGCTTGTAAACGAGCTTGTTCCTCAAAATCATAATGGTCATCGATGTATTTATTCATAGCTTTTTTAGATGGATTCATATAATTCATCTTATCGCCACGTTTTTTACCTTCAACGTATTCACGTTGTTCAAGTAATGCCATGATTTCCTCATCTTCTGGGTCGATTTCATGCTCTTCCCAATATGTTTTGATGAGTGTTTTTAGTGCACGCTTAACATCTTTATCACTATAGTTTTGCATTTGCAAAATTACTTTAAATTTGTTAAGTGCTGCTTGGGATTGCAAGAGCAGCTTGAGAGCTGCCTTTGCTTGTTTATGTTGTTTCTTAGCAGAAACGAACTTTTGTTTCTTCTTGTTTTTCTTCTTTGCCATTGTTTGCTCCTTAAATCAATTTCTCAAGCTCATCCATACGTTCAATATGTTTATAGTATAGCTTACGTTGCTTTTTCGTCATTAAGGCAACTTGAGCTCGAGGTAAGAATTCTAATAATGTAATCGGAAGATCGTATCCCGAATCAACCAATTTCGCTCTAAAAATACCATCTACTTTTTCACTGATTGCTCGTAGTGATTTCATATCATGGATAGTTTTAGACCGTTTACCTTTCTTCCATTTCTTATACGTTACTGGTTTGAATTGATACATCTTCTCGATAGCCATACCAATTAATGATATATACTCAAACTCAGCTTCATCGCTTTCACAAACAATAATTACATTCGTTTCTCTATGAGATAGATTGAATATAATCCGATTGAGGAAGAAATAATTTGCTGGACGTTTTAGAAATTCAAAGTATCGTTCTCCATAGACTTGATCCACACCATAGTCTAAATAATTTTGTAAGAGAACCATTGGTGGAATCATTAGTCCATAATTGTACCGACTGAATCGTTTATCTAACTCAGTCGGCTCAATTCTTCTTGATACTACGACAATCTCAACATCCCCAACTTTAAAGTCTTTGAGTAACTTTTCCAGTTGTTTAGACGATGTTGCTAATATGATTGACTTCATATCCTAATCCTCCGCTGACCAATCCAAGTCGAGGGTGAGCATCTCATTATCGGATGCATTTTCATAGCGAACTTCTGTACTATCATAGTTACGCATACGATCTCGTATCTTGATTGGGTCATATTTAGTGCCACAATTTGGACATACTAACTCATTGAAGTTAAAGTTCCATGATAACTCATGAGCACATTTCAAGCAAGTCATCATCTTACGATCGATTGGATAGATATATCCATAATCCAAGATAACAATCTCACCACTACCTTGTCGGTATCCATAGTTACAGAAATTCTTTTTAATGGTACCCATATCGGAGAACAGATAGTTTGGTTCTAACTGTTTTAAGGTTTCCCGAATGACTTCTTTGCTATTAATGAATTCTTCTTGGGACATCAATTCTACATATTCTGCCACCAAGACTAGTCCATTACATTCATATGCTTTCGTCACATATGGTTGTAATTCAGGAGCCATCTTAAACTCTTGCCAATTATCTTTCACACCATATGTATCAAATGCAATCTTGAAGATGTAACCACCTTTCTTAACCGCCATACGGTTTGTACCAGCACCAATTTCTAAGAAACCGCGATTACGAAGTAATGTTAAGATATAATCAAACTTCTCATTGTTATCACGAAAAGATGGATCTCTTAGGATTCCTAGGAAGTTGATCATATCTTGTTCGGTAAAGTTCTCATAAATTCTATGACGAACTTTACCGCTTTTTTCTCTGTCAAGAGAAATGTTTGTCGTATAGTCTTGCATGTCTGCCTCCTATTTATTACCTAACGCGGAATTCGCCATATTATTAATGATAGACGTTACGTCTGTGAACGATAAGTTATTTGGATCCATTCCGGTATCCTTCATAAACTTTTTACGTTCTTTATTCTTCTTCTTCTTTTTCTTCTTAGCTTTCTTCTTCTCTTTCTTAGTTCTGTAACGATCTGGATCGTCTTTAGAACCATGAGAAGTCATCACTTTTACACGACGAGCTTTCTTAGGAAGAATCTTCTTAGGGTTGAAGAAGTCAATGATACCCAATTCGGTAAATCGGTCAATCAATTGAAGTTGTTCGTAACGCTCTGGTTTCAACCAAACGTCTTTATAGATAACCATTTGACCTGGGTCACGATATCGTTCTTCGTCATCAATCCATGGATTTCTGAACTTTTCTTTATAGTATTGCTTGAATCGTTCATGTAAACCCACATACCCATTTCGGTTCTTACGTTTTACCTTTGGAACCGATGTCATAATCTTGCCGCGTTTCTTAAGAAGCTTTTTACGTTTCTTCATACTCAAATGAGTATCCGCTAGCATACGGTCAATGTTATCCATATCACGATTGCGTTGTGCCGCAAAGTCTGCTAAATAGTCTAAATCATCTATTACTGATTTAGCTGTTCTAATTGGGTCATTCTTATCATCTAAATCGATACCAGAATGTTCCAATATAGCTTGTTCTGTAAATTTGTCAAATCGGTCAACGACTTTAACACTCACCGATGCCCGTTTTTTCCGTTTAGGGAATTGGAAATGATTTGTTTCTGGGTTATCTTTGAAATGGAATTGTACTGGAATTCCAGATCTTGGGTATAACCACATATCATTTTCCATAGAATCAGGTACTGTCATATCTGGACTATATTCTTCACCTGATTCAATATATTCCCTGGTTTCCTTATTCTTCTTCAATACTGGGAAGTAAGGGAACCATTCTTTGGAAAGTCCGATAGCTCTAGCAAACTTGAATCGTTTCTTACCACCATACTTATCAAATAGGAAATATACATATTCCCGATATGTATCGGTGGCTTCAATCCAAGACTCGATACGACGATACCGATGCTTCAATTCTTGAGCAGCGAGTCGTAATCGTGTTTCTTTACGTTCTAGCGATTCTTCTTCACCAGGCTTCAATTCTTCCAAGACTTCATCGTCTTCATGGTAATTATCATCTTCACCATAATCCCATACGACAGATGGGAAGTCTAATAGTCGTTCATCAGACCAACCATTTTGCTTATACGCATATAGAACAGAATCGGTTTCATTAAGAATCTCTTGTTCCTGCTCTTCTTGCTCTTTCTTCTTCTTACGAGAAGCTTCTCTCATTTGTCGTTGCTCCTCTTTTTCTTGTTCCCACATCAACTGCATAGTATCTGGGTCTTTTACATATGGAGTCGGATTGGCACTTTCGAACCATTCTCTTCGCATATCTTCTTCTTCTTCAATCACCCAATCTTCCATATTCCATAATACTTCACCGAATGTGGATTCTCCATCACCAACACCCGATGGGTCATCTTCTGGAATAATCTCGTTTTCATGGGCTAAGAATCGATCTCTAAGACCATTAAATACCGCACGTGCTTTTGTATAGGCAGGGATGTGGTTACGTGCAAATACATCAATGCCATTATGATGTTCGATGGCCATACGAACATCACCAAATGTTACTTTATCACCAGGCATGATATTATTCATCCAAGGTTCATCATTTTGATGTCCTTCAAATGGATAGTAGTCGATATTTTCAGGAATCAAAGAAATGATTTTGTCAAAACGGTCATACGCCATTTGTTTATAATCAGGAACGTCTTCCTCTTCTTTCACTTCTTCAATTTCTTCTGTATGAGATTCTTCTGTATCTTCATCGAGATTTTCTTGTTTCTCATATTTATCGAACTTACCCATAGAACGATACATCTCACCGAAAATTGGATCTTGGCTAATTCGCCATTCCTTTTCGGGCATACCTAACTTCTCCGCTTCGGTTAAGGGCTCGCCATAATCCGAATAATCTAAGTCCGACCAATCATTAGCATCAGCATACTCGTCAGGGTCGTAATCGTCGAAGTCAATGGTATCATCATCGTCGTCATCTTCTTCTTCAGTAACTCCTCGTGCAATGCGAGAGCATTCTTTTGCATACTCAGGATCTTCCATTGCTCGCATCATATCATACTCACCAAAGAATTGACTCATTTCAGAAGCATCTGCTGTTTCGTATTGTTTTCGTAACTCAGCTTTTTCTTCATCTGTATAGCATGCATCAGAACAATCAATGTCGTCCTCATCCATGTCAGATGGATTAGAATCCGCACTCGGTTCTTCATTCAATTCGTCACCAGATTCATCTTCTGTTAACTGTTCATCTTCCATCCATTCACCTAATGTTTTAACTGGTTTGGTATCTGTTTCCGTACTAGTTGTTTCATCTCTATTCACATCTCCTATGGTGAATGGTAGTGGTTTATCTTTTGGAACTAAGGATATTGTGCCATCTTTATGTTGATACACCACGTATTGATTCATATCAATGTTTTCTTTATCCTCGGTATCCATTTCGTATTCAATATCTCTAAACTTAGCTTGTGCACTGTTTAGAATTTTATGGTTACTGTAATCGAAATTCATTACATCCACGCCACCGATGTTCTTTAATTCAGATATCACCATGGCATGTTTCCAGTATTCATCTGGATCCATTGTAACCACCATATATGCCGTTAATGGATCTACCCCGGTTTCCTCTACTAACCGTTTCCATCTTTCCGCGGAGCGTTTAACATTATCTTCGCGAGAGAGGTTCGGGTCATCCAACGGACTAAATTTTTCGTTGTTATTATCCATCCTAGGACTCCTTTCTCGAACAACATACTGTAATTTTTTATTCATTTTTTATCGGTAGTATTCTTGTCTGTTCTACCATTCTGTTTGAATCAGCATCCTCCGCTTCAATTCAAAATCAGTTAGTATAGTGCGTGAACATCTAAAGGGTTGCCGCTTCTCTATACCATTAAATAATATATATTTTAAATCGGAAAAAAATAACGATAGAAGAGCTAAACAGCAACTTCTATCGTTATTTTATTTATTTAATTTAAAGATTTCGTATACCCAATCATCTAATAATGGGTCATCAAGCACATCTGCAATGTTTACAATTTCTAGGTTATGTTTATTTGGTTCACCTGATACTAACTTAGTTAAACTAGAAAGATCATCAACTTTGAGCTCAAATATGAACCCGATATGATAGTATGATATGTTAGATGCATCATAATCATTGTTAGCGAAGTATTCAATATGCATGGCTGGTAGTGTTGGATACACTATAGAAATCAATCCACATACTTCTTCTTCCGCTTCTCTGAGCATGTTATCATATAATACATCATATAACGTAGTTGATGTTAAGTATTCATCTATTTCATCATCATTCTTGAACTCTGGTATAGAAACATGACCTTGTATCAACGTTAATGTGTTATTTTGAGAATCGTCTGTTTTGCGTCTCAATAAGAGTGCTTGCGTATTCTCTCGGTTAGTAATGACTAAACCAACTACCAATTGTTTAAAGTCGGGGTTGTCTTCTAACTCATATCTAGGTAAGACACCAATCCCATTATTGGTCAAGGTATCTCTATATGAGAAGTTATATAGTAATGAGCTCGTAACCACATTTAGATCTTTATGTGTGTTAAAGGCTCCGCTTAATCCCCTATAGTTACGTAGTCGAATCACGTCATTGTATTGGGTGTTTTCTCGTTTACGTAGCTCTAAGAATCTATCTATATACAAGATAGGTTCATCAGAGTAATAGTCTCCCATACGTTTCTCCTTATATATATATATTAATCAAAACGTTCAGGAACGCTCTCATAGTTATCATTAACCACGTAGATATATTTTTTGCGAAGGATCTCAGTAAAATGATCCGGATCCGCTGCATAATCCTTCGATAAATTCAGCTTAGTGATTAGCATTTGCTTAAGAGGTTCCTCAATATAATCCTTATATCGAAGATAAAAAGTATTAAACCCTTCATCAATAAATTGAAGAGGAATGAACATGGCACCTGAATGTACGAGTTCATGAACCGTCTGTGACAGTGGAACTAGACCTACATACCCATCGTAGTGTAGACCCATAACTTCTTCAGCTATATCCATCATGTTAATGTGTTCATTGTCCCCGTGTTCCATGAGGTGTTTATTTAACACGATATTCACAATGTCATACAAAGTGAATGGTTCGTGGTGTAATTCTATGCGAATTCTAGCTTTTCCATACTTCTCTTTCGAGACGTTATGAAAAAAAGAACAGTAGTTCATTCCCATTTTTGATCCAAGATATTGGATCAGCTCTCGATATTCTAAAGAAGAGCGAATGAGTACTTCAACTGTTTTGATGAATTTCACTTTCTCTTTATTATTTCCAAAATTATAAAACGTTTTACTGATCGCTAACTCTTCCATAGCTTGTGTTACCGTTTCAGCATTCGATTCATAATGTTTGATTCTTGGTATTCTCATAAGTGACATTCACCACCTTTAAACTAAATATCTTAATTAGATATATGTTTAAAGGTGGTTATTTGCCATTAGTCTTCATAATCTACCAATAGATACGTAATAATATCCACAGCTTCGAATAATTTATCAAGTCGTTCTTTCGTCCATTCTTGATCAGAAGTCATGCGTAGTTCATCCACAATATCAACAAGGTTTGTTTTTATTGCTTTCAACTCAACTTGTTCTTCTATCTTTTCCAATAATTTATCCATATTGGATTTTTTACCACTAAGAGCTTTTAATAACTTACGCTCTTCTTCTTTCTCAAATCGTTTCTTGCTACCCATAGTTAACGCTCCTTAATAAAATCATGCTGTCTGCGATTAAATGTATCCATTAAGATCTTAATCGTTTTTGGTGTCAAATGAATTTTGTTATCCACATAAATCTCTTCAATATCATAGCCCTCATATAGTAAGGCTACGATAATTTCATTGACTGTGAATAGCATTTTCTCAATCCATATTTGGATACCATGACGAAATTCGTCTAACCGATTAGCATCTCGATACGTTTTAAATTTGTGAACTGCTAGTTCATTATGGTTTCCAATTTGATAGAACCCATAGAGAGTCTTACCTTCTGGTGTGGTCATTGTACATAATACTTCTAAATCAAACATATCGCTGTTTTGTTTAGCATGTAAATCATATACGACTTTATAGCCCATTTGACCCATCAGTTTAAAGTATTCACTCTTCAGTTGTTTGCGTTCTTGATCTTCCATGTATATCTCCTTCCTGAGCAATTAGACTTATTATAATATCCTAGGGATTATACGCTTTTAATAGTCTGGCTCTGGATTATATTTGGTCATGGACTTGTCTTTTTTCTTATGACGGCGACCCCAAGATCGTTTAATGTACTTAGGAAGATTTAATTTGGCTTCCATAATCAAATATTCATCAATATCGTCAACTGAATCAATTTGATCAAACAACCATTCTGGGATATCTGGATCTTCCAATAATCGTTGTAGTGCTTTACGTGCTTTTTTAGCATCATCACCCGTGATAAACTTCAATTGATGAATCAATGATTCAATATCATTGATAAGTCCACTGATATCAGTATCTATGCACTGGGAAATCATCTCTTGCTCTGATTCTGTCACATAGACACCTTGTTGGTATTCAAATACTTCATCTTTATATTTACCATCAAACTCACCTTCCATGAAGACATCAGCTTTCATAGATACGATTCGATAGTCCTTGTATTCCTTCATACCATTCTGAACGCCATATGATATTAAGTCAGCTTCATTTTCTGACCATAAGACACTATATGGATTCTCTGGGTCAATCATGATATACACCCGATCATCATCTTTACTCATGTCATTTCCTCCTAACTTAAAAAATAGATAGAAGATGGATTTCCATCTTCTATCTTTACTAATCCACTTTAAGATTGTTGAATATCATTCGCTCAACTGCTTCATTGATTGCTGTGAATTCATATTCATTCCTAAAATGAACGAATTTAATGCGGTTCAGTATATCTGTACCGGCGACTGATACTAAGTCCTTAAAAAACTTAAATGATACATGATCTGGACATGGGTATTCTAATGTGACATCACTAATCAACCCTTTGATACTACCGTCAACAAACCGACGCATGATCAAGGCGGGAATAGAATCACAATCACCTGTATAGAATATATTATCATTCGTTGTCGATTCTCTATCATTCACCAAGAACCCGCAACTATCAAATTCCCCATGTGTCATATCCACAGTAATGATATCTAAGGAAGCCGTATTAATCAATTCGTGTACCACATGTGTATTTTTCATATATTGAGGATACACACCAGAAGCAACCAATGTCTTAATGACATCATCAACCCGAGTAATAATATATACTTTCGCTTCATGTTCTCCTCTGTCATGAATACAGGATAAGAAACTATTGATACCATTCATAGCATCGTCATGGGTATGGGAGATACAGAATACAATATTTCTATATTTCCGAAGTCGTTCAGACCGCATATAAAACATAAATGCATCGTAGTTGGGTTCAAAGATATACAACCAACCTTCATGTATTAGGAAGAAACTTCGCTTTGTTAAATCACAAGAGAAGTCTCCCCCTTTTCCAATAAAATTAATCTTATTGAATAATTTTTCCTCACGAATCATAATACGCAAACTCTCCTTAACATTTAACGACGCTTTGTTTTAGCTCCGTCATGAATTTCTTTGTTAGGTTTTTGACTGTACTATTTTTCAATAGTCTGCCGATATATAGATGACCGCGATTAGCAACTGACCCTTGTTTACTTAAAAACTCATTAATCTCCTTAGCCATTTTATAGGTAAAGTATAATTGAGCATAGTCGGACATCAATGGGTCTGTTGCATAATGTTCATTACCGATGGATTCCATATATTTTTGATCAAGTAGTTGACCTGGTAAAATATGGAAATTTTTGTCCATACAATGACGAGTCACAATATCTTTTTTACTATAAATTCGTCGAATATTGGCTTCCGATTCATATTGATCGATACCTTGTTCAATTGCTTTATTGGCTAATCGTTGTAAAATCAAATCCAATGGTGTATCTAATAAGAAGTTTAGGATCTCTCTTGGAACACGATACCCATTCAATTCAATATCCGTATACTTAGCCATAGCATTTGGAATATCTCTGAACTTAGAGCAGTTTAAATAGTCATTACTATGACGATAGCGATCAGCAATGATCACTACATTATCAAATTGGCTTAATCGTTCATAGTTGTTAACATACCATTCATGACGGTTTTTAATAAACAGTCTAATGATTTTATCCCTTGCTCTACTGTTATTGATATCCCCATGTTGTAAGAAATCAAGAATTTCTTTACCAGATTGCAATGAATAATCTGGGAAATGCACGTATTCAATATGTACATTCTTAGCAATTTTGTTTAAAATAACCACAACGTTTTCAGCGAAGGTTGATTTACCAGAACCATCTAGTCCTTCGATTGCTACAATATTAATCATTTAACATTCTCCTCTTAATACATCGCGAATAAACTTAACTTGAGCCATATACTCGTCAACGACATGTGGATGATCCACGATCGTATCAAGTATATGGCTCGATTCTTCTTTGTCGAACGATATATGCTTATTCAAGTATTGAATCGTTCGTTTAATAGCTTTTAAATCCCGTTTGGATAGGTTGGCAGTCTTATCTCCCGCGATAAGCTCCAGTCCTACGACGAGATTCTCAATGTATGTCCTATGTTCGTTTCCAATAGTCTGAATGTATTCATACTCGAACGAAGTTAAGACGAACGTTCCGATCACATAAAGCAATAAGTCAGGATTAACATAGTCTCCTTTACCAACTTTACGTGTCGTTATTTGAAAATTTGATCGTTCTAGGTGTCGTTGGACTAAGTAGAGTTTCAACATATCAAGATGTTTGGAATACGCTACCACTTTACCAGCGACTTCTAATTCATAAATTTTCACGTTTAGCCTCCTGTAATGCATCATTTCCATACACTATCGATGTACCATTAGTACTCATGAGCCCACCCCACCGGAAAACAAGCAGTCGAAAACCCATACTAATCGAAGTGATCAATAGGAGCATAGCGATTTCAGTTACGTTGTTGACAGATGTGTGCGTAGATTTACCCACAGCCTAGCACCTCCCGCGGTACCGGATTCCTAAGTTATGACCATCGGCTGCGTGCAAAGGCACGACTTACAAAAGAACTAGTCGTCACATATCAGACCATATGTTTAGTACGGTACGTCCTACTTTGTCGTCGGATCCTCTTCGTTAAAAAACATATGCGGTTTTCCTATATGCTCTTAGCGGCAACTTAGTGCACCAAATCGACTCGCAGATCTAACGCATAGCACACTGTTCTATAGAAGTCTTAAATTGAAAAGATCCTAATCACCTTTTTCTATACGTCGGTATCTCTTCCGTAATTCTATAGTAGCCTTGCTAGCCATTCACATCCTGACTATACATCAATTTTCGCTTTAGTTACCTATTTGTAAGTCGTGTTATAATTTTAATCAAACAATGGGACTCTGATTCCATCTACAAGTATCGAATCAGCATCAATTGTAATATCGAATAGGTCTGGACCTATATCATCCAATTTTGGATTAGGGTATCCTAAGTAAATCTTATCTTTCCTATATATATCACTCATAGATTCTGGGAATTCACGGCATGTATATATACTGCCATTGTACTTACCATCTTTTTTACCTTCAACTAACGTATAGGAAAGACCCAATTGATCAAATAGAAGCTTAAGTGAAATAATCATGGACCGTCTATTATCATAAAATACTCCACAACTACCGCTACGTTCACCCCTATATAAGCAACTTACTGCACACATAGCAACCATAAATTGAGATTGTAGGTTTGATGTGCCGGTAAAAATCCCTGTCGGTACACAATTACTACCAAAGGCAATCGCACCACGTCGATATAAAAGACGAGCAAAGCGAATCCATCTATCAAAGATAGGGGTCTCCTTACTAATACCACCTCGACGACCTCGGTATGTCACCATCAGACAACTAGTACCCACTTTACGGATATCCGGTTCTGGTACTAAATCAGATGAATTAGTTCCTTTTGATTTATACATAGAGTATATTTTCAGTAAGGTTTCATTAATTTGCTCAAGAACGATTTCATGAATCTTCTCAGGTATATACAATCGAACCATATCCGATGTACCTTCATCATCTTTACCAATGAAACCAATATATGGGAAAATATATCCCATTAATCTAATCCAATGATCACGATACCGTTTAAACGCAGTTAGATTGAGCATATTAACATCATCTGGTGGTAACATGGCTCGATCAATATGTCTTGGTGTACCATTAGGACACAGAATATTCTTATATTTGGTATCCATATACGTAGTTATACACTTATCAATACCGATTGAGTCAACGTCCACATTTGAACATATCATGATTTCTTGAATATTGGTATCGATATTCGTCATGGAACGACCTTTACTTTCTGCCAATCGAAAGATAGTTCCATTTGGGGCTAACCGCCATCGCATGTCGTAAACGCTTTCAATAATCCTAGCAGGTTTATTATACTTATCACCATAGATATATTCAACCATGCTAGTGCCATGTAATCTGATACTAGGCATAATCTTTTCCTCCTTAAAAAAGTAAAATAGATAATAGGCCAATCACCTATTATCTATATAATATATATCCATTAATTATTTATAATTTTTACAACATATAAGGCATTATAAAAAATCAAAGTGTAGCACCCCATTATCTAGGTTTTATGCGTATAAATTTTCTTTTATCAATTTATACTACCTAGATAAATACTATACTGTATATACTATTATAAATAATTATCAAAAACTTAGATAATAAAAATCTAATAAAGATAATAAATACTAAATATTTATAAAGGGGGATTTTTCCACAAGGAAAAAAATCCCCCTTTATAAATAAAAAGAAATAACTATATAGATGAGGATACTTGTATCCTCATCTATATAATATATGATAATTATATATATTGAAGGATACTAAGTATCCTTCAATATATATAATTTAAATCTTATTATTTAGATTTTTTTACTGGATATATTAAAATTATTTACTATTAATATAGATTCTATCGAGAGATTCCAGATTGATATAGTGAGATATATACTCTTTAAAGACAGGGAATGATATCAGTATATTCTGTAATGTATTATACTCAGAATAGATTGGGATATCCAGTATGATATTCAGTAAGTATAAATGGTTACATTGATTATATCCATATAAGGATTGAAGTCTAAGGTATACCAGATGAATGATATGATCCATATCGTAGGTAGTGATATTATATTTATGAGTGTCATATACATCATAGAAGGTAGTTAATACTAAATCATAGATAGGTAAACGGGAAAGTTTCAAAGCATCAGAGACTACATAGAGATTACCGGGGTTAAATGGATACGACCGATAGGATTTAGAGGCATCAGGGAGGAGACAATTGGACAGAATCCATTCGATCTCCTCAAGCATAGATGCATTTAAGCCATAGGAAATTAGCTTATTTGCATCTTTACGTAAGTGCCTGATGGATAGTACGAAGTAGTCTTTATGATTAGATTGTAACATACCGGTGAATAGATAGATACAAGCAATATAGATCGTGAGCTTATCAATGCGGTATTCTGAATTATAGGGTATCGTATTGATAATATCTTTACTAGTGTCTAATAGAGAGTATATCATATCTAGGTAATCATGTGTATAAGCTACCCGATTAGGATCATAATCGATAAAGCGATCGAGTACGGTATGACATAAGAACCATTTCATTGAGTCTAAGTCATCGACCCAATAATAGTTATCGAATTCTTTACCGAGGAATACTCGGATATCGGATATAGATGTCATAGAGTTACACAACTCCTTTGCAGATAGATAAATGAGTATATACTAACTTGTCAAAGTGTAGAGGTGGGTAAAAAAATAAGCCCGTATTGAGTACGGGCTTATTGGATTAGATACGAAGAAGTTTATCTTCTTCGAGTAGATCACGGATGTTATCGATACTATAGCCTTTGTGGATATAACATACGCGACGACCATCTTTAAACTCTACAATTAAGAATGGAGAGAAGTAAGAGGTGCGGATAATATAGGATACGTCTCCGGATGGAGTTACGTTAGTTTCGTAACCTGGGAAGATACCACTCATGTTATTGATAACATCATCCCGATTAACAAACAAACTGACAATTGGATTCTCTGCAAATGAACGAAGTCGAATCATAAGGGAGGTATCAACGATTTCTCGGATACTATCAAATCCCATTTCATCTCGAGCTTGTTGGTCGACTTTATCAACAAACTTAAAATAGAACTTCTTAACGCCATCATACCCTGGAGCTTCACCATGAAGATAGCAGATGCCAAGTTTAACAGGGAACGCAAAGGTATTTCGTTCACCAGGGTATTTAGTAAACCCAACATAGGTAATGATAACGGATGTCATACTATGGGATAACACGATAGACCAATCATCACCGATCGATACTTCTTGTTCTGCATCTAAATGATATAATTCACCATCGTGTTTAATGGTAATACAACCATCATCACGAATAGTCTCGATAGAGAAAATTTCTCTTGTTTTAGTTTTATACGCAATACGTTCTTCTTGCGTGTATGTTTCATAATTACTCATATTTCTAATCTCCTTTTAATTGTAAATCACGGTGGAGGTTTAAACCTCCACCG